ATGCGGTCAATCAGCTGCGCACCATTGATGAGCTGTCGGCACCGGTCAAGGCAGCACGGCTGCGGGCGATCCTTGCGCAGTTGAAGGACAGCCTGGCAACGTGGGCAGGCGATGCAACGGAGCTGACCGCATTGGAGCTGCAAGGCATTGCGCAGTTGCAGTCTGAGTTTGTGACCGATCAACTGCGGCGTGCATTGCCGGCAGGTGCACGTGATGCAGTGCGCACCGTGGAGATCAGCCCGCAGTTTGCGCAGTCAGTGGTCACCACTGATCCAACGCAGATCAATGTGGTGGCGTTGTCGGACGATCTGTACAAGTCTGTGTATGGCGCCGATGCGCTAGCGCGCCAAGCTGGATCTGGAGTTTTCAGCCTCACTGCAGCGCAAGGCGCCACGATCACGTTGCCCAATGGCGAAGTGGTCACCAAAGCATTTCGCGGCATTGCCGTTGACCAGGCTGAGCGGTTTTCTCAAGTCGTGCGGCAAGGCTTGCTGACTGGTGAGCCGACGCCAGCCATTGCCAAGCGGCTGATCGGAAACCTTGAATTTGGCGAAGAAGCCAAGACCGTGAAACAGCTAGTTGCAGCAGGCGGCCAGGCAACAGCGGTTGCCGACAATCAAATCGTTAGCCTTGTGCGCACCAGTATCAACCAAGTAGCTAATGCAGCTAGTCAGCAAGTGTATGAAGCCAATCAAGACATCACTAAAAAGTATCGCTATGTGGCAACATTGGATACCCGCACCAGCAGCATTTGCCGTGCATTGGATGGCCGCGAGTTTGAATACGGCAAAGGTCCAACACCGCCGCAGCACTTCAACTGCTTACCTGGGGACGCGCTCGTAGCGCCCCGTGGCAGGATTGCGGCGGTTTACCGTCGGCGTTATGAGGGCTTTCTCTACGTCATCAAGACCGCCGATGGTGACGTAGTCAGAGTCACCCCAAATCATCCGATATTGACAAATGCCGGCTGGCAGCCTGCTCAAAGCATCAAGGTGGGTGATCAAGTTTTCAGCTGCTCGATCATTCCAAGCAAACTCATTGAGAATTGCCAAGAAGGCGATGCTGTAGCCACTGCTGAGGATGTATTTAGTGCGTTCCGGAAATCGAACACTGTGAGCGCCGTGGAAGTGCCAACCACCGCCCCAGATTTCCACGGCGATGCTTGGAGTGGTCTTGCAAAGCAGGTCGCAGTTGTACTTGCCGATCGGGAACTGCTGCTCACAGCCAATCCCGGCTTGCTCAAGGCATTGCTTGACCTTGGATTCCAGGGGTCCAACTTTGCGGCAGCGGCTAGCAGCCATCTTGAGCTGAGCGGCCTCACTGTTGGGGCGACCGCGCTTGGCGGCATGAGCAGCGGCGGCCAATGCCTTGCGCTCAGCGGAGGTAGCGCGACCCATGCGGGCAAATTGCTGCTCGCTTCGATTCCTGAGCTTGCGCCCGGATTCAAGGACGATCCGCTCTATGGGACGTGGCGAGACGTTGAATTGCTCGGCAATGCCTCGAATCCCAATGCCGCTGTCGTAGGCGGCAATGATCAGGTCGATGTCACCTGGGTTGGGCGGGAACCATTTAGTGGGCATGTCTACAACTTTGAAACAGAAAGCGGCACCTACTGGGCCGATGGCATCCTAACTCATAACTGCCGCAGCACTACCGTGCCGGTGATTGACTACAAAGAGCTGGGTTTCACGCCACCACCGCCAGCTAATCGTGCATCAGCAGGCGGTCAGGTGCCGGCGGATCAGACTTACGGGCAATGGCTAGCAAAGCAAGACCTCGAAACCAAGGCCAAGGCATTGGGCGCTAACAAAGTGCCGTATTTCAACCGGCTTGCTGATAAGTATGGCCCGACTGACGCCATCGCCAAGCTAGTCCGTGATGACGGCTCAGAGCTAACCTTAGATCAGCTTCGCGCACGATATGGACCTGCCTAGCCTCCGTCATTTTCAGAATGCTGGCATCTACTTCATTTCAAGCGATCCCGTAGAAGCATTGCATGGCGAGGCATGGGTGCCAGCTATCTACACCGACAAAGGATGGGCAACGGCTGACGGCTCTACACTGTTAACAGGTATTGAGGAATGGCGCAATGCCACTGAAGCGGGGCAAGTCGCAGGCTGCAGTATCAGCCAACATCAAAACCGAGATGAAAAAAGGCAAGCCGCAAAAGCAAGCGGTGGCAATCGCGCTCGCAAAAGCCGGCAAATCACGCAAGGGTAAGAAGTAATGGCTAAGAAACCCGGCCTCTACGCCAACATCGCCGCCAAGCGCAAGCGCATTGCAGCCGGCAGCAAGGAGCGCATGGCACGCAAGGGTGAAGCCGGCAGGCCATCTGCTGCTGCGTTCAAGGCGGCTGCTAAGACTGCAAAGAAGAAATGATAACCTTAGGACGTAATTAAGCCTGCGGCTTATCCATGTCTGATGAACAACAAACCCAGGAGCCTGCGGCTACTACTGGAAATGCTGATGTACTGCAGCGCAGTATTGAAGCGTTAGAACGCAAGAATCAAGAGTTGATTGCAGAGCTGCGTGCAGCAAAAAAGTCCAAGGCGCCTGATGGGGTCAATGTCGATGAATTGCTGGAGTTCAAGCGCAACCACGAACAACAGCAGCTTGAATCCCAAGGCAAGTATCAAGAAGCCCGGCAAGCTTTGGAGCAGCAGTTCCGTGAGGCGACGGCGGAGAAGGACCAGCGCATCACAGAACTTGAGTCCCGCGTCCGCGAGCTAGAGCTGGTCACACCAGCAGTCACGGCATTGGCTGAGATCGTGCACGATCCTGATCTTGTGCTTAAGACCAAGCTGTCGCCTGATGCAATCCAGCGCGAGGCGGATGGCACCGTGGTCGTCGTCGATGGCTACCAGCGCACACCCGTCAGCGAATGGGCCAAGACGCTGCCTGCATGGATGCAGAAGCAACCCAAGCCGCAAGGCAGTGGCGCACCGACCGGCGGCAGCAATGGAACTATCCCTGCCGGCATGGCTAATCCATTCAGCCGCGAAGGTTTCAACCTCACTGAGCAGTCACGGCTATTCCGTACAGATCGTGACCTATACGACCGGATGAAAGCAGCAGCTAACCGTTAGTATTTGAGTGTCTGCTCGTGATGGCTGCGCCACATAGAGCCTAGGGCTGCGCCCGCATCCGTAAACCCTTTTTGAGGATTAGTCATGGCGACCCTTCGCTCTGACATCATCATCCCCGAGGTATTTACGCCTTACGTCATTGAGCAAACCACTCAGCGTGATGCCTTCCTGGCTTCCGGTGTGGTGCAGCCTCTGGCGGAGCTAAATGCCACCGAGGGCGGTGATTTCATCAACGTTCCCTTCTGGAAAGCCAACCTTTCCGGTGATTTCGAGGTGCTGACCGACAGCAGCAGCCTCACCCCCGGCAAGATCCAAGCTGACAAGCAAGTCGGCGTGATCCTGCACCGTGGCCGCGCCTTTGAGGCTCGTGACCTGGCTGCTCTGGCTGCTGGTTCTGACCCCATGGCCGCCATCGGCGCCAAGATCGCTGATTACATCGCTAACCAGCGCCAAAAGGATCTGCTGTCCTGCCTTGCCGGCGTGTTCGGCACCCTGGGCACCACCTCTAGCTCGGCTGCTTTCTTCCCCCTGACCATCGACGGCGAATCGGGCGACACCCCTACTGCGCTGTCCCCGCGTCATGTGGCAGAAGCCCGCAGCCTGCTGGGCGATCAAGGCGACAAGCTGGCTGCCGTTGCCATGCACTCCAAGGTCTACTACGACCTGGTTGAGCGCAAAGCCATCGATTATGTGACCGAGACTGACGCTCGTCTGACGTCTTCGGTGACTGATTTCGTTGGTGGCAGCATCGCTGGCGCTTACGGCAACCCCACTGTCCCTACCTACATGGGCCTGCGCGTAATCGTCTCTGACGACGTGCAAACCGAAGGCAGCGGCTCCACCACTGAGTACGCCACCTATTTCTTCACCCAAGGCGCTGTCGCCAGCGGTGAGCAGATGGCAATGCAGACCGAAACCGACCGTGACATCCTCGCCAAGAGCGATGCCATGTCGATCGACCTGCACTACGTCTACCACCCGGTGGGCGCTAAGTGGGGCGTGACCACCACTAACCCCACTCGCGCCCAACTGGCAACCGTGGGCAACTGGTCGAAGGTGTACGAAACCAAGAACCTGGGAATCGTGCGCGCGACCAACACCTCTAACTTCGATTGAGGTAACTGACCATGGCATCCATCTTTGAGCTTGGCGACATCCCCGGCGGCCTTCTGCCCGGGCAAATGGGTCTGGCAGCTCCTACTGCCAC